TGTGTAGGAAATATGGGGTCGGCTTCCAGGTTTGAATATAGTTGTTTAGGTGATGCTGTAAATTTAGCTGCTCGTTTGGAGTCTTCATGTAAGTCTGTTGGTAAAAATTTAGTCATAGGTGAGGAGACAATTAAGAATTATCAGGGTCAATATACAGAATTAGACCCTATTTTTGTAAAAGGTAAGGAAAAAGAGGTAAAAATCTACACAATATAGTGTAAATGCTCTCTCGCTTACGGAGAGGCTCTCTAAGGCATTTTGTATGTTTTTGGACGTAAGGTATTACTTACCCTCAATTCGTTTAACCTGGGCTATCCTGTGAGGTCGATTTTCTTACAAAGCCTGAATTTCACTCTGTAAATAATTATGTAGAGGTTCAAGCTTAGCTTTTGCTCTTTGTAGTAAAACTTTTATAACTTGTCTGTCCATTGCAGCAAAAACTTCATCAACTTTTTCTACTGGAAACTCTGACACTTCGGACACAATCTTGCCGTCAGGTGTTAATAAAACTTTAAAACTTATAAGATTCCCTTCACTCCTCTGTTTTTTCTTTTTCATTTCTATTCCTTAATTCTGTAGTGCTAAAACTATGTCCCCTCTTGTTGTAATAAATTTCTATCTTTCTCTCTTTACAAACTTGTTTACCTGTAAATATTTTATCTTTATACTCTTCTCCAATAATTCTTATATCAATAGGGAAAGTATAAAATATATCTTCTAGTTCATGCTCTCTATGATACACAACTATTTCATCTATCCACTTAACAGCTTTTAACTGTAGCTGTCTTTCAACTATATTTTGTAAAGGTTTATTTTTATCTGGTCTATCAGTTGAAGGGTCTATCTGTAATGCGACAATTAAATAATCACACACCGTCTTAGCCTCTTCAAACATTACTACGTGGCCTGCATGTAGTAGGTCAAATGCACCACAAGTAATTCCTACTTTAGATTTAATTCTAAAAAAGTCTCTCATTATCTTCTGATAAATCAGCAAATGTAATGTTAGTATGTCTTCCTCTTAATCCTGCTTTCATATAAGTAGTAGCTCTTCCTTCAAAAAAGTTTTGATGTTCTACTCCCATAACTTCATCTAACCAAGGTAGAGGATTTTCGTTTTGTTTATAATTTGGTTTTAAACCAAGTTGTAATAATCTTCTATCTGCTATGTATCTATTATATTTATACATATCGTCTTTAGTTAAACCTTGAATATCTCCCATCTCAAATACTAAATCTAAAAACTTGTCTTCTAGTTTTACCATTTCTCTACATATTTGATAGATTTCTTTTTTAAAATCATCTGTCCATATCTGTATGTTTTCCTGGATAAACTCTCTAAATAATTTAGTCATAGCCTCTACATGTAATGACTCATCACGAATAGAATACGTAACTATCTGACCCATGCCTTTCATTTTTCCAAATCTAGGAAAGTTTAATAAGATTGCAAAGCTACTAAATAATTGTAGGCCTTCTGTAAAAGCCGAGTAAACTGCTAGGGTTTTAGCTATTGTTTTCTTATCAGACTTTAACGGTTTAAAATTACCAACATAATCATGTTTGTCAGACATTTCTTCATACTCAGCAAAAGCTTTGTATTCTATCTCAGGCATTCCTACTGTATCTAACAAAAGACTATATGCATCTTGATGTATAGACTCCATGTTTGCAAACGAAGACATCATCATTCTTGCTTCAGGTTTTTTAAATATAGGCATATATTTATCTATATATCCTGCTCCTACATCTACATCTGATTGGGTAAACAATCTAAATATTTGTGTAAGTAAATACTTTTCATTTTCTGACACATCTTGCCAGTCTTTTACATCATTGTGTAAAGGTACAGACTCAGGCATCCAATGCATTTGATTCTGTAATTTATAATAATCATACATCCAGGGATATTCAAAAGGTTTGTAATATTCCCTATCCATTAATAAACTCATTTTTTCCACTCCTCTGGTAAAGTTTCTTCACTATACCATTTAAAATTATTTTTTTCAGCCCATTCAGCATGGGTTCTTTTCGTTCCGTCCTTACGTTTCTTTGCCTGGGGCATGGGAGAGTATGGTTTTTGAAATAAAAAAACTAACTCAACATGTTTAGGTAATGATTTTCTTATCCAAACATATTTACTATACTCTGCATAGTCCCAGAATCTTCCTTTAGCTTCTAATAAGATAACTTTTCTTCCAATAGTTTTTACAAAATCAGGCTCATAAGTATGAGTAACTGTATATTGTATTACTTCAGATTTATGATGCTCCCACTTTTTAAGAATAGATTTATGTATATCATATTCCCATCTACTATCGTAGCCTTTAGGAACATTTTTTTGTTTAGGTCTAGCTTTTCTCGGCTTCCTCATTACGACTCCACCAAAACTTATTTAGTCCTTCTAGTCTCTCATTAGCTTCATTCCATTTTTGAAATAGACCATCAAGTGTATCAATAAGATTAGGATGGTCAGCTACTCCTACTGTATTTTTCATGTAAAGCTCTATCTCTACTTCAGCTTCTACTATCTTAGCTTCGTATCTTCTTTGTAAAGCTTTATAAATTTCTACTTGCATTTTTCCTCCTTACCTAAATGCTTTGCCTTCAAACCAAGCTACTAAAGTTTTTCTACTTCCTTTAGTAACAGGCTTGACTCTGTGTAAAAGAAAAGAAGGAAATACTAATATTGTTCCTTTTGATTTAGTATCATGCTTTTCTAATCCATCATGTCTTAATTCAAAATCTCCACCTTCATATTCCCACCCATCACTTAGCTGTACGGTCATGCTTAACTTTCTATGATAAGCATTAGGTGTATCTAAAAAGGTATCTATATGCCAATCGTAATGGTCTCCTGGTGGTTCATATACTGTATATTGTATGTAAGATAAATAAGATACATCAAAACCAAAAGAAGTTCTGTTAGCTTCATTAGCAAAATTCCATAATCTACTAGATGTATAATTCCATAAATCAGTATGTCCCAGGTTAGCAGCTTCTATAAAACCAGTCTGACTACTTCTAACCTTTGTTCTAACATCACGTTTAGCTTGTTCTCCTAATGTCGCATCTCCTATGTTTAAAGTATGTTCACATTGTTGTGCAATATAATCACATTCTTCAGAACTTAATGCGTTTGGAAATACTTTAAATGCTTCCATTATCTAACTCCATAAATATCATCTTTTTCTGTCCAAGTCATATAACCATAGCTTTGTAAAATGTCTACAGCTTTTATATCATCTATATGTTTATGTTCAATTTTGATAAACGTAGGTTTTATATCCCAAGTATAGTCTTCCAGAATATTCATTTCATGTCCTTCAACATCTATCTTAAGAAAATCTATAGTCTCTATTTGGTTTTCGTAGATAATAGTATCTAATCTTTTACAAGGTACTTCTATAATTTCATCTAAGTATTCTTCTTTACTCCAAGTTTCATACTCAAATATCCTACCACCTTTATGGTTTTCATCTACAATAGAAGACATTCCTCGTATAGCTTTATCAGGATAATTTTGTTTTGATAATCCTATTTTAATCATACCGTCATAATCTGACACAGCACAATTTAAAGTAACTATATTATCATAGTCTTCCATAACCCTATTCATATTTTTAAAAGCTTTAGGGTTAGGTTCTATCATAATTCCATCCCACCCTCTATCGGCTAAAGGTTGGCAAGTATCAAAATCACACGTTCCTATTTCTATAAATGTTTTTATCCTTCGCAAGCTACACACTCCACTTCATCTAATTTAATTCTAGGTACTTTTATATTTACATTCTCTACATTTCTTGCAGCATTAGACCTAAAGTAATATAAAGATTTAAGTTTATTCATTCCATACCAATGCACATCATTTACATACTGCATATAATCATCATGTACTTCTTGACTTTCTGTTGTCTTTGGTAAAGTAAAAAATAAATTTACTGATTGTGCTTGACATATATACTTCTGTCTTTGATAAGCATGTTCAACAATCCATATTTGATTTATCTCATTAGCTGTTTTAAAAATATCTTTTTCTTTATCTGTAAGAACATCTAAATGTTGTACACTTCCTTCTTGTGCAATAATACTTTTCCAAATCTCTTCTAACTTTTTTCCTTTGATTTTTTTATCTTCAAATATTTTTGATAGATATTTGTTTTTAACTTGATAAGACCCTGATAAAGTTTTATGGGTATATGCGTTAGCACGATAAGGCTCAATAGAAGGACTAGTGCCACTACAAATAATACCAGAGCTAGCATTAGGAGCAACAGCAAGAAGGTTAGCATTACGAAGCTCCCTACCATGTAAGTCAGGACATTCGCCACGTACTTCACAAAGCCACCTAGAAGCTTCTTGAGCCGAGGATTTAATGTGGTTAAAGGCTTTATGATTGAATCCTGTAGCGAAGATACTTTCAAAAGAAATGTTTTTTGACTGGAGGTAAGCATGGAAACCCATTGCTCCCAAGCCCAGAGACCGTTCTCTGTAAGCAGAGTAAGCAGATTTAAGAAAGCCTTCTTTCCCTTGTTTGATATATTTTTTAAAACGTTTAAAATTTGCAACATAACCTCCTAAATTTGTTGTGTCGATAGCATTTTCTATATAGTGTTCAATAACATTATCTAACATTGTTATTAAGTCTGCGATAAAAAAAGAATCTTGAGACCATTCATCAAAGTATTCTAAATTAACACTTGATAAACAACATACTGCTGTCCTTTCTTCATCTGTTGGTAGAGTAATCTCTGAACATAAATTACTCTGATTTATTTTTAATCCTAATTCTTTTTGAGCTTCAGGCATATTGTCATTACATGTATCTATATTAATCATGTAAGGCTCTCCTGTCTCAGCCCTGGCATTTAACATTTGCCACCATAAGTCTCTGGCCTTTATAGTCTTAACTGCTTCTTTTGTTTTAGGGTCTATTAATCTCCAGTCATCATCATTCTTTACAGCATTAAGATAATCGTTTGTTAAGTTTACTCCGTTATGTAGGTTAAGAGATTTTCTATTTATATCTCCACCACTTTCTTTTCTTATGTTTATAAACTCTTCTATCTCAGGATGGGATATATCCATATAAGCAGCATAACTTCCACGTCTTGTAGTGCCTTGATTAAAGGCAAGCATTTGTGAGTCTACTACATGGATGAAGGGAATACTTCCAGTAGAACGAGAGCCATGAGTAGTAGATATGCCGTTACTCCTAACATCCCCCCAATATCCACCAATCCCTCCACCTGAACTTGCGAGCCAAATATTCTCATCATAATGAGCAGACAAACCATCCCTACTATCAGGTACATAATTAAGAAAACAACTGATAGGAAGCCCACGTGTCGTTCCTCCGTTGCTAAGAATAGGAGTGCTGAACATGAACCAGCGAGAGGAACTATAGTTGTAAAGTCTTTGAGCCAACTCAAAATCTGTTTCACCTTTGTATGTTGCTCCGAAGACGGAGGCTCTTGCGAATGCTTCTTGTGCATGTGTTTCATTATCCCATAAATATCTATCTTTTAAAGTATCTAGACTAAATTTATCAAACTCTTTTTCTTTATCATAATCTATTGTAATACCTAAATAAGGTTTCTTACCTACTTTATCCTCTATCATTGTTCTTTCCCTTTTATAATTACTAGCATGCTATCGTGCATTGCTCCCCTGTTATCTACTTTCCTTACGTTTCCGTCTTTGTCTACACCTTCAAACTTTATTCTACCTTGTACAAATCTAATTTCACTTGCGTTAGGTTTAATGTACTGATGAAATAAAACAGAGCTTGTACTTACAGGTAACAACAATACACTTAGCTTTCCTTTTAAAGATTCTGTTATAGCTTTCTTTACAAAAGCATTTTTAAGTTTCTTTCCATACGGAGGATTTACAAAGTTTCTTTCTCCCCATTCAATTTCTAACCCATCAAATTGTGCATTTATAGGGCAAGGGTCAAAGTCAAAATTAAATTCTTTATCTAACGTTTTATAAAAACTATCAGGTGTTTTCCAATCATTATAATTCTTTCTGTTTAGATACGGAGTTCCTCTCGTCATTTAACCTCTCAATGTATATAGCTATGATTGCGTAATGTATTATTTTAAATAGCTCTTTTTCTTTATCATCTTTCTTACCACATCGCATGGCATACTTCATTATATTACCAATACAAAAACCTTCTCCGTGTCCTGCATCAATAATCATATCTGTTGCTTGATACTTACCTTTACCATAATGTAATCCATAAGTATCAGCGATGTAATTATCTACTTCTTCAAGGATTGCATGTTCATTAAACTTATCTGCCATTAGAATTGTATTCCTGTATTAACACCAGAACCTGACGTAGGCTTTTGTTTTTCTAAAAGCATAGTATAGTCTATGTCTTCTAACCTATGACCTTTCTTAACTAATATTTTAAGTTTTTTCTGAACCCATTTCAAAGTCCAAACTGATAAATGCATTGTCTTTTGATGAAAGTAATGAGTTTGTTTTGGTATCATACTCATCATATCTTTCTTAACTTCACTATCAACTATAGGTTTCATAGTGTTTCGTTCTTCTTCAGATAAACATTCAAATCTTATCCAGTCATACAACAACTGATAGCTTTTCTTTCTTAATTGTTTAACTGTTTTTGCATTCATATTATAGAAGAATCATAGTTCTTTACTAATTTCCAATAGTTTAAAAGACTGTTAAACATTTCTATATGTTTGATATGCGATTCTTTATCCCAGATATGTCCTAAAGCTAAACTTGTTTTCTCTCTGTCTACAAAAATAGAAACTCTTTCAGGATTATCAAAGCCACAGCCCTGTGCATACGCAGACAACTGCATTCCATGCTCATCAAAAACTAAACGTGCTGGGTCTTTACCTTCTAGTCCATCTTTAGTCTTGAAGTCTACAAAGATACCTGACTTAGAATATAAATCTATCTTACCCCCATAGCCTAACTCAGAGCAAAAAGAATCCTCTGCTATCCATTCTTCTCCTGGATAATACTCGTCCAGGATTTTTCGTACAGCTTTATAAGATTTATTATTTGATTTACCTTCAAATCCTCTTTCAATAAGAGCATGTATCTTAGTACCCTGGGCTGCTGCTGTTTGGCCTATGTCTCTTTGAGCAGTCTTACATCTATAAATAAAGTCTTCATTAGACTCTTCTTCTCCTTGTTCTAATTCAATAGAAGCTTCAAGAGCTTTATTTATTTTCCAGTTTTCTAAGGAAGGTTTTGCTACAATATTAAGAACCGTAGTTACAGAAGGTACTAGCCCTTCTTTCTTAGCATCTCTTAACGTTGTGTTTCTTTCTTTGCCGTTAGCACCTATGATGGTGTAAGCTGGCGAACCCTCTCTATCATACCAATGTCCAGCTTCTGACGTGAACTTATTATTATACACTTGGGATTTGGATTTGTCGATAGACTCTTCATTTTTTGTTGACATTTTTTTGTTCCTTTTCTAATTCTTCCTTGAATGCTTTGATAACATCTCCAGAAAATAACTTTTGAAGACTAACTAAATACATTCTACTTGCATTGTGGTCTCCTCCTGCGACAGTCTTGAAACTATCTAATTCGTTTACAATCAACTTTAACATGTTGGTGTCAAAAACAATAGTGCAAAATTCTTTATCTCCTACACATAAATTATGAAACCAATAATCTGATTCCGTTGCTCGTATTCCTGAAGGTTTACCCCAGCATTCATACTCAATGCAAATGTTTCCTGTTTCCATCCAACGGCCACGTTCAGACTTAACTTCTATTTTTTTATTTTCTAACATGTCTCTGATTTTGTCCTCTCTAATCTCTCCGTATTGTAAATCTAAGTCATATTTTTTTCTGTCGTCTTTAATGGGTTTCACTCCAGTTCCCTCCTATTTTATACTCTCCGTCCAATGGACATCGCATATCATAATAATCAGCAGTATTTTTTATTGCTTTAACCCCCATCTCCCCTACAAAATCTGCTGTCTTTTCTAAGGTTTCTATCTGCCACTCGTCATGTACGTTAGCTACTATTTTATACTGTATAGTATTTAAGTCTAATAAACTAACTAACTCAACTAAAGCTCTCTTCATAACTACAGCTCCACCACATTGTAATAATGTATTTAAAGCAGCATGTTTATGACGTAATTTTATTTTCCTACCGTCCAACCCTTTTAAGAATCCTTTCCTTGTTGCTGATTCAACTCTTCTTTTAAGATTGTTAAATGATGGAAGACTACTGAGAAAAGACTCTCGCATTCTTCTGCCTTGCTCTCTAGTTCCTCCAATGATTTTTCCAATCTTTTCATCTCCTGCTCCGTATATGAGGGCATATATGAAAGTTTTTGCCTGGTCTCTTGATTCAAGGCCAGCAAGGTCTTGGTTAGTTTTGTGAATGTCTCCATGTAATATTTCATTGATGTACTCCTGGTCTGCCATATAGTGTGCTAATATTCTTAATTCTAATTGACTTGCATCTATACCTACAAGTTTATTACCGTCCTCTACTGTCCAACATTCACGACATGCTTTGCCATAAACATTATGTATGCTTGGGACTTGTGCCATATTAGGACTGTTGTGTGTCATTCGTCCAGTAATAGCACCATTAGATACGACTCCACCATGAACTCTTCCATCATCTTCAACAGCATCTACCCATGATTGGATTTGTGCTATACGTTTTTGTAATAGAAGAAACTCAGCTATTAAGTTAGCTTCGTGGATATGGTCTATTTTTTTTAAAGTCTTTTCATCAACTATTGGCTGGCCTGTAGGTGTAAATCTTTCAGGCTTCCAACCAAAGTCAATTAAGTATTCTCCAATTTGTTTTCTACTTCCTAGATTAAATTCTACTAATTGTTTTCTTATAAATTTATAGTCCTTTGGCATGGGTACATCTTTAAACTTTTCTAATAAATTATTGTACTCATGCTCAGTCAGTCCTTGTTTAGATAATGTTCCATCTTTTTTTAAACGTGGGACAATCTCTTTCACATCTACCCACTTAGGTTTAAATGTTTCATGTACTTCTTCTTCAACTTCTTTCCGTCTTTCAACTAGTGTACTTAATAAAGCCATCGCCATAAACATATCGAACTTGAAGCCGTCTTTACGTTGCTTGGCTATGATTTTAAAAACAGCATGTTCTAAATCTAAAGACTCTTGAGAAAATCCTTTGACGTGTTGTTGTAAATGATTATAAAGTTTTTTATTTAACTCTACATCTTTAATACAATAGTCCAACATTTCTTGACTATACTCAGTAAAATCTGAAGGTGGTTCTCCTTTGTTTTGTCCAAGTAAAAATCCCCAGTTCTTTAGGCTGTGTCCTTTTTCTTTATTAGGATTGATTAGCCTGGACACTACTAAAGTATCTATTATCTTTTTGTCATATAAATCAACACCATATAATTCTTTAATTACAGGTATGTCAAAGCCAAGTATATTGTGGCCTATTAAAGTGTGTGCAGTTTTTAAAAATTCTATACCTTGTTCTATTTTATCTGGAGGGAAAGTGTGGATGGTGTGGTCTTCATCTATTGCTACTATACACCATATCTTAGTAGCCTTGAGGTCATCAGTCTCAATATCAAAAACTAATTTCACAATAGTAACTCCTCATTATCTGGCTCTAAATCTGATAAGTCTTGTTCGGAAAGCCGTCCAGTTTCCACATCGTATATAAGATTTGTAGCTAAGCCTACGTCCCCTGTATATCTTGACTTAAGTATTCTTAATCTTGTTGTCCTGGACACCAGCTCATCATCGCTTTGTTGATTTCTTTCAAGAGCAATTACACAATCAGATAACTGAGCAATACTATTAGAGCCTCTAAGATGTGATAAAGAAACTTCTATACCGTTCTCATGTCCTTTGTTACCATCTACTCTTCTCAAGTGTGAGACTAAGATGATGCCAGCACCTGTTTCTTCAACCATACTTCTAAGTCTAGTCATAATATTGTCTATACCTCTTCTTTCGTCTCCTTCTCCTATTGCTGACACTAGCATATGGAGGTGGTCTACAACTACCCACTTACAATCGCAACCTATAATTAAATATCTAAGTTTTGAAAATATAGACTCAATATCATTAGACCCAAAGTGAGCATGGACAAATACTCTATCCGTGTCAAAAGTTCTATCATACATTTCCTCCAATGTTTTTCTATCAAACTTATCTCTTATCTGGTCTATATAAATCCTGGCATTTGCTTCTATGGATAATACACCGTCTACTGTTCTTCTCCAGTCTTCCTCAAGGGCTATGATACCTACGTTATCTGTTGTCTGTCTTATCAACCAATGTTCTAACTCTCTGGTAACAGATGACTTACCTAATCCTGTACCTCCTGTAAGAGTAAGAAGTTCTCCTTGTCTAAGACCATACAATTTATTATTAAGTCCTTGCCAAGGATAAGGTACACATTCTTTCTTTTCTCTTTGAAAGAATTGTTCTTTCTTATCTCTTACTCTAATGATACCAGATGGAGTAAAGACCTGTGCATCCCACCAAGACCTTACAAACTGTTCAAACTTTTTCTGCTTGAGCATATCGTTAGCATCTTTAAATCCATTTGGCAGGGTCATTATCTTTGCCTTACCTGGTTTTAAAATAGAAGCTACTTGTTTAGATGCTTTTACTCCAGCCGTATCTCCATCAAAACAAATAACAATATTATCAAAGCTCTCTACATATTCTAAGTTCTCTTTAATATCTTTGACTGCTGATGATGCTCCTCGCTTTATAGATACACATGCCCACTTAGAACCCATTAGTTCATAAGCAGACATGGCATCAACTTCCCCTTCAGTAATGGTTAAAAATTTACCACCTTCCTTAAACAAATGCTGGCCAAATAACCCAGTCTCTTGTATCTGGCCTTGGCATTTGAATACTTTATCTCTGGTATATCTTATCTTATTAGCAGTTAGCTCATGCTTTATATAATAAGGGTAAACATGTTGAGCTATCTCTCCATTACTGTCATATACAACTTTTACTCCGTACTTCTTGGCTGTGTCTGCACTTATAGCTCTGTCTTTTATTGAGCCATAAGAACTACCATGTACGTTTAATAAAGGGGACGTTCTTGGTTCTGGTGTATAAAACTCATCTGTATCTGTATCAAACTTAGGGAAAAATTTGTCGCAACTAAAACATTTTGCTGAGCCATCTTTATTAACTGATACTGCATCTGAGCTTCCACAATCAGGGCAGGGTAGATGGTACTTTTCAAATTTACTTTGTTCTTTCATTGTGTCTCCAAATTGGTGTTGAGACAAGAGATGGAGAACAAATATACACTACGATATAACTTACCCCAACACCGTGCTACTTTTGTGGAGTAGCCAACCATATCTATTATTCTTCTTCAGATTGTTCTGGAGCTTCTATTAAGCTCTCAGGTGCAGATGCACATATGTCCTCTAAAGATTTACGATGTACAACATTAGCTATTTGTAATGCTTCTCTCAAAATTTCTAGTGTAGAAACTTTTCGTACTAATACTTCTGCACTCAGTCTTGCATCTGCATTCTTGATAGCATTAGTATCATGCTGTGTAGTACCTTCTTTGGTTTCGATTTTAACTAACATTAAAACTCCTCGCCACCTTCTACTGAACCTAACTCATCTCCGTCTCCACTTCGATATTGTACCAGGTCTATAACCTGTACGGCCTGTAGGTCTAAACCTTTAAAGTCTCCGTACTTGTTCGTAGTTTCCCACTCAGCATACTGTACTTTGACATCGCTTCCGTTACCTACAACTTCGTCCATAGGTACTTTGTCTTTGTCAAATAGTTTAGGGGCTGGTCTTGTACGACCTTCAGCACCATTTACTTTTCTTTTGATTGTAATTGCTCTACCGACAACCTCTTCATTCACAGTTAGTTCCTTAACTTTAAAACCACGTGCTTGGAAATCATCTGCAATTTTATCATCAACAACCAGGTCTACTGTATAGACAGGTTCAAACGTTGTGTTCGGACTTGTTATACTAGCCCAATAAGCTTTACCACTTACAACTGCCATATTTTTTCTCCTTAATATATACTTGATTAAAACATAACTACAAATTTAACGCAAGTATTAAATCGTTAAACTTGTTTTCGTCTTCCTTGAAGACAGAAACTTTAAATGTATTTTTATGTGCTTTATCTCCTTGAAGATACTCCACCATGTAACTGTTGATACCATGTTCTGTATTACAAAACTTTCTGTATTGTTCATAAGTCATTTCTCTTGATACTAATACAGCTTTATCTTTAGCCATCAATCTTACCACCGTTCAAAGGTTTCCAATCTAATGGAACATCTGGGTCTCCGTATATAGCTTCAGCCATATCTTTTATACTAGTAGTAACTATTAAATTCTCTGGGTCAGGAAGCTCTCCGATGTTATAAAGATGTACAAAGAGTTCAACTGATATAACTTTAACTTTAGGTTCTTCATTGCCTTTATATTTAGGGCATAGATATAATTGTCCTACCATCTAATATCCTTGGGTCATGTGGACGTAACAGTTATCCTCTACGTCCTTCCAATAGTTTTCTTCTAACAGACGACCACATATACATCTGTCGTCATCTTCAATAAAGTGAGGGTGAGGCATTCCAGGATAGGCCTGCAACTTGTTTACCTGGCTATCTGAGCTTGCACTTATACGTGGATTATTTTTCTTAGTACCTTCCACAGCCTTTTGAAGTACCTCAAAGCTTTTTTCAGCTTTCCCTCCAGATGGTAAGCCTCTTTCAGTAGGGTTCAAACCTACTGGAGTAAGGGTGTTTAAATGACTAACTCGCTTTTTTTCTGTCATACTTACCTTCCTTTTATTTTGTCCAACTCAATTTCTTGTATATAGACAAAAACTTATTCTACATTAATCCTAAAAGGAAGTCTACAGTCTCTTCCTTCAGGCTCTATGATTATAGCACTATCAAGCAAATACCTTTCTAATGCTTCATATAATCTTCTACTTGTATCTCCTGTTCCACTAGTGAATACCATGTTTTCTATCTGGCCTTCAATAATATCATAGTTTAATACAACACTTGTTGACTTAGAAAATTCTAGTCTACGTATATATCTGTTAAGGTCTACACTTCTGTCCCTACTAGGACATGCGTAAACAACAGGTGTCTCTTCTTCCACTACTTCTGGTACGTCTGGAGCTGATGGTATAATTGGGGGGTCTTCCACCAGCTCCTCTATCTTCTCCTCCGTACCTTCCTCTATAATTTCTTCTTCTTCTATAACTTCATTGGCTACAACTGACCTGGCTATTTGTTCAGCTAATACTATTTCATCTTTTATCCAGTTATCAACTGCAACTAACCTGTCGTAATTGTCTTCTATCTCGCTTTCATTTGTAGTTATCCTGTCATTAAGTATATTTATACCATCTCGATAAACTCCCATGAGTAATACCATTTTCTGCCTAGAGTTTTCTATCTCTGTAACTTCTTGTTGTAGCTGATTATATTTTTCATCTAACATATTCAACTCATTCTCTAAATACTTTCTGTCCTGTTCAATTAGATTAAAACTAACTATCAGTCCAAAACTTAATCCGACTAGTAGCAATACTGCAACTAACGACATAGCATATTGTTTAAAAATATTCATTTTCTTCTCCTTTTATTTCTCATTTCGTCTACCATTAACGTACTTTCCCAGGCAAACCAGCCTGCTCCTATTAACAGTAAAAACCCAATGATATTATTAAGTATCTCTTCCACACTCAATCCTTTTAATCTGGAAAGCCCAGCACCAATGTCCATTATCTAAGTCTAATAAGATGTCCCTATCTTTAACAAAGTTCCAATGTATAGTAGGTACATCTTCTCCATACTTCGTCCCTGGCTCTACTATTGTTATACCCTTGACTGTAGCTTCCTTGTAAGGCTCATTGCCCCATGCTCCAGCCCACATTACTTTATCTCCTTCGTATAAAAAGTTTTCTCTTACTTCGTCCATCTTTTCTCCTAACATATTTACGTGTCTCATTATCTTACCCTCACTTTATCATTAGCTCTACAGTCCTTTATAAAATCAATACAATCGTCCATGCATTCTCTAAAGTGTCTTGTCCTATACTCGCCTGGAGTATCTTCATCTGCTTGACAAACCATCTCACTAAGTAAGTTGACTGCTTTATCTAATTTAGTTCTATAATCAATTAATAATTGTTTTTCTATACTCATTTACCTTGTCCTCTATATCTTTTGTAGCTACGTTTCTTATGTTTATTCATCGTGGCCATTGCACACTTGATACGTCTGCCTCGTCCACCTACACCCTGTGATGTAGCTTTCCTCACATGGTCTATTGTAATTATTTGTTTAGCTTTTCTCATTCTACTCTCTCTAAATACACACCGTCATAACCTTTCTCAATCCATTCGTCATAGTGTTCTTTAGCTCTTTCGTATGTAGTATAGTAATCATCGCAACCACCAACCCAAACAACATATTTATATTTATTCATTCTACTAAATACCTAAAGTGAGCTGGCATCTTCTCTTTCTCATACTCATCTGCCATCTTGTTTAAGTCTGCACCTGACATACTATCTGCTGTCTTATGAACAAACCATTCAATGACAAGCTGTAAGATAGGGTAGTCCTGTCCAGCATCTTCATAGCCCTCAACGTATGACATCACATGCTCAAGCAAATCATCTTTCAAATCATCTCGCATGCCGTCTAGTCCTGGTATATGTCTAAGGCTTTCTTGCACTAGCTCAAGCCTGTCTTCTAAAAATCTTGTGTGTCCTTCGTGGCTCATTATCCGTTACCGTCCTGGTCTTCTGTTAAATCTTCAAAGTCTTTATCGTAAGCACGTAATTTATCAGGCCACTTCCAATCTACTTCCATGTCATGTCCATTTGAATATTCATGGCTTGTACCGTCTTTCATTTCTATATGAAGTGTTCCCCACTTACACCAATGATGCTCTATGTCATCATAGTCTATGTTGTCGTCTGATATATCAAACTCTAAAGTCTGTGTATATTCGCATTGTATAGTCGCTACTTTACTCATTAATTTTCCTTAAGTCTTTTTACACATTGACATAATTTTTTTACCTGGTCAAGTGTGTACCATTCTTTATTAAAAATTTTAATACTCACTCCGTCTTCAACTACGTAAAAGTGATTTCTCACTCCGTCCAAATTTGGCCATTGGTCAGACATTATTTGTTTATCGCCTATCTGTTCTATAAAAGCTCTCATTTCAACAAATCTCCTAAATCTCTCAAGGTCATTTCCTTTAATGTTTCATAGTCTTTTTCTGTTGCTTTTCCGTCTAACACTTTGTCTAGTGCCTGGAGTTGCTTGAGTGTAAACTCTTTGATATTTGTTACGTCTACCGTCTTGTGAAATTCTGGTAGGATTGTTTCTTTGTTATGTGTATCTGCCATCTTTTAATCCACCATATAAAAAAACACCAACACTAAAACTAATGCTGGTGTCTTTGTGTAGAGATGATATTTTACAGGGTTATTTTCTACCCATTGTTCAAATTTTCTAAATGTATTCATAGTGTTTTTTACCTCTATATAATTTGTATAGTCTAAATATAGTACATAGTTTTTATATTTGTCAATAGTATTTTAAAAAATAATTAAAATAAATTTATTAGTATCTATTAAACCTTGACATAGTATTTATAATCTTTAATATCTATATAATCTATATAGTGCCTGGTAAACTTAACTACCAAATTCGATACTCTCCAGGTACTGTATAGATTTTTTTATCAAATATACTTGACATTTATTTTTCTTTAGTTCAAAGTAAAAGCATAAACTAAAAGAGCTTGGAGGCTCATACACTATGAAAAATAAAAATACAGCTATACATACAGCTTACGATGTAATAAAAACTTATCTTGGAAATGTTCCTCATCTATGGAATAAAGACGGTAAAAGAAATAAAAATGTTACAACTGAAAAAGATTTCTTTGTTTCTGATACTGGTTTTATGATAGTCCATGAAAGAAGCAATCCCAGAGATAAAGACAATGAAGATGCATTAGAAAGAATGCTAGATAATAAACCTAAAGACTATGGAATATATGGTAAGGGTATTTGGTGGCATTTAGAGAACGGCTATAGAGTGTCCATTCAATTTGGTAAAAATAATTACTGTCATAATTATTCAGGAATATATAAAGGCCATGAAGTGCCTTTTGATTATGTTGTTAAACTAAATGAAGACAGCACAGAAGATGAGAGATTTACATACTCTATTGATGCAGAAGTATTAATACAAAAGCCTAACGGTAAATGGCTTGACCCATATACCAAAGGTGGTAAGGTTCGTTATTCACAAAGTTATAACGGTGTTTCAGATGTTCTGGCTATTCTTAATTATGCAAATAGTCTTGAGCCTAATAATTATGGAAGAGTTGCGAAAAAATAATTTTATTATTTAGTTGCAAGTAAAAAATAATTCAGGTTATAATAACTGCATATTAACTAAAAGAGCTTGGAGGCTCATACACTATGAAAGATAATATATTAAACGTAAGGGTTAATAATTTAACCAACAGCAACGGCAACAAAGTAGCCAATCAGTTTATAATTAAGACTGACGAAGGCGAATTTTTCCAGAGCTACGGCACAATAATAGCAGGCTACACAAAAGAAGGCTTAGTTTTTGATGCTGACTATTGGAACTATTCCAGGACTACTAGCAGGCATAGAAATAACTTTACTGGCTTAGATACTCCAGAGACTAAGAAGAGAATAAAAGAAGGGAGTATAAAGCTAACAAAGTTAAACCCTGAAAACCATTACGCAGGTTATGGCTATTAACTAAAGCTGTCCTAAAATCCCCCTTAAGCCCTGGCTAAATGCTGGGGCTTTTTTCTTTTAGTTGCAAGTAAAACAAAAATCAGGTTATAATGGTCTTATATTAACTAAAAGAGCTTGGAGGCTCATACACTATGAAAGATAATATATTAACTCAAGACGATAACGAAAGACTGGAGCATTGCTCCTTGAATGCACAGCTAAGAGCAGACATGCTAGCTGGTAAAGAAGAAAGAAAAGAAAGTTTTATTAAAACAGTTGATGATTTTGAAAACTTATTTTTAGAAGCTGTTAAGATAAAGCGATTTATTGGGGATAGCATCTATACAGATATAGATGAGCTGGCCTATGAATTTGATGCTTTCTGTAACTTTGTAGCTACTAAAGTAAATGTAGACAAAAGAGCTGGTACATATTCAATATATCAATATAAAGCTAAGCAAGATATATTCTACGAAGTGGCAAGAATGAAGCATAAACCAGGCTTGGCAAAGCTTAGAGCTATAACTCATAAATACGATATGTGGCATCACAGTTAAGCCATATAATCCCCCTGGAAGCCCTGGCTAAATGCTGGGGCTTTTTTTTAGTCTACAGGATCTAAAAGTCTATACGATCTAAAAGGCCAAAAAAAACCCCAGATAAACTGGGGCTTCTTGGTTGGTTATAGGTTATAAAGGTTTAGTTCTTTCAGAATAGCCTGCTTCTTCTAAGGCCATGTTTATTCTCATATCTACTTTTCTTTTTAGGGTCTCTCTATTCTTCCCCCAAATATCGCCTATGGCTTGACCTTCATAGCTACAATATTCATTAAAGATAGGACATTTATAAAAAATAAATCCTTTATATTGGTAGAGCTTTTTAAAATGCCCTGGGTTTAACAATACATCTTCACCAGAAATAGTTCTGATGGGTTCTTTTATACTCTGTTCCAGGAGTTGATATTTAATATTCATACCCCTTAAACGAACCAGCTATAAAAATGTTACAAATTAATTTAAAAAAAAATCGCCAACTTAACAGCCCCCAGGCCATAGGTGGTTTTCTTATGGTGTTAACTTAGGCTGGTTAGCTATTAATAACTATGTAAGCCCTGGAAGACTGGGAAGCTCTGAGAAGCTTCAGGAGGTCTTAAGGGTTTACGTCTTGGCTCATTAAGTATCTTGCAGGCTTGTTAACCTTTAGAGAGCCACCAGGAAGACTTGAGAGACTTCAGAGCATAAAAAGTCTTGATGGTTTTTTTAGGCTGGTAGGGTGGGCAGGTGGCCAGGGGTAGTGCCGTGTATATATTGTAGTGGTCAAATATTTTTAGCAACTTTTCGGTGTTAAGTAGGACTAAAAAAATCGCCCCCAACCGTGCATGAGGTGAGTGTTGGTTTGGATGTCCTGGTAGACTATATAGACCCCCATCGGACACAACCTCATTATACAGTTGAGATGGTGTTTTGTCAACAGATATTTTAAAAAACTTGACAGATTTCACAGGGGCATCTATAATATAACACATGACTGCTTTAACTACAAGAAAACTCACAGACAAACAGGAAAAGTTCCTGGAACATCTAGTAGACACAAAAGGTAATTTAAAGCTTTCAGCCGAACTTGCAGGGTATCGAGGAAATCACTATCAAGTAATACAAAGTCTTAAAGAGGAAATAATTGATTTAGCCTCTAACGTACTTGCAAGGGAAGCACCTTCGGCAGCTTTTAAGCTTGTCGAGATTATGCACAGCGATGAAGCCGTGCCTCAAGCCAACGTAAAACTACAGGCTGCACAAACTCTATTAGATAGAGTAGGTGTTATTAAAAAAGAAAAACTTGACGTTAACCATAATGTAACAGGAGGGATTTTTATTCTTCCTAAGAAAGAAACTATAAATTTGTCGGCAGAAGACGTTGAGTATGAAGACCTATCTGACTGAAATATGGGAATTTTGTAAAGCTTATCCAGGATGGGCTTTGGCTTTTTTCTTGTGTGGATGGTTTATTGGGTCTACAATTAAATATTTATTTACAATATAATGGAAGATAGAGTTTACGCAACGCAATTCCTAGACGATGACCCAAGAGTTGTACTAGGACCTTTCATTCAAACTAAAACTTACAAAGAAGCACAGACTGTAGCAGAACATTATGGTCTTATAATTGTTGGAGAAGTTACAGACTTTGTACCTAAAGAGGAAATAATACTACACTAATGTCAAAAAAGAAATCAAGAGTAAACGAAGCAGGAAACTATACTAAGCCAAGCCTAAGAAAAAGAATATTTCAGCGAATAAAAGCTGGAACTAAAGGTGGTAAAGCTGGTCAATGGTCAGCTCGTAAAGCTCAGATGTTAGCTAAAGCTTATAAAAAAGCAGGTGGAGGCTATAAATGACAATGAAAAAGTCTCAACTATCTTTAAAAAAGTGGGGCAGACAAAAGTGGAGAACCTCAGATGGTAAACCAAGCAAAGGTAAAAAAAGATATTTACCTGATGCAGCTTGGAAAGCTTTAAGTGCTGCTGAGAAAAGAGCAACTAATAGAGCAAAAGCAGCAGGTAATAAAAAAGGTAAGCAGTTTGTAAAACAACCTAAGAAAATTGCAAAGAAAACCAGAGCATACAGGAAATAATGGCCAAGAAAAAAGACCCAAGACTAAAAAAAGCAGGTGTATCAGGGTATAATAAACCAAAACGTACCCCTAACCATAAAACTAAATCGCATGTAGTTGTCGCAAAAGTTGGCGATAAAATAAAAACTATTAGATTTGGACAGCAAGGTGTTCGTGGTGCTGGTAAAAATCCAAAATCTGCTAAAGATAAAGCTAGGAAAAAGTCTTATTATGCAAGACATAACGCACAAGATGCCAAACCTAGTAAATTAAGTGCTAGATATTGGTCTCATAAGGTAAAATGGTAAAATGCCACAGCTAGGAAGTGACGAAAGACCTGTCTTAATGACAAATAAAAAGAATAAAGGTCGTAGAGTTGGGGTCTATGTGGGTGGAAAGACTTATAAAGACAACTGGGAAAAAATTTTCGGTAATAAAAAAAAGAGTCAAACCAAGGAGCAGTCCTGAGTTATGCGTAAGAGGTTTTCTGAATGAAAATACATTATTTCATCTAGGTAATGTTTTCAGAAAACCCTGCTTTTAAAGTATGTCCAAGATTCCTCTAAATTATATCAAGAAAAAAAGTGCTACTATACCTTTTGGGTATGAAGTTAGCGAAATCAAAGGCTATCTCAAGCCAATTCCAAAACAATTAGAAGCTTTAAACAAGTATCTTAAAGGTATTTACACTAAAGCTTATTCATTACGTGAAGCAGCTACTCTTTTATCTACTGAAACTGGTAGAAAGATTAGTCATGTAGCATTAAAGAAGCATTTAGAAAAAGATTTGTGGGAAATATTCCCAGAAGACTACGAAACTAACGAAGATGGCTCATTTGTTCTAACTGAGTCAGGTAAACCAAAGAAAAAAACAGGAAGACCTAAGGGAGTTACATCTCAATACAACTATTCAGCAGAACAAAAAAGAAAAATAAAACTACGACAACAAAAAGCTAAGCTACAAAAGGAGAAAAAGAAACTTGCCAAACAGGAAAAGAGACTTAAGACGGAAGAAGAAGTTATCACAAAGGTTACGGAGGACACGTCATCTAAATTGGTCACAGAAGACCAACTTGAAGAAACCACAGACACAATTAGAGACACAATAAAAGATAGTAAAGTTATTTTTCATCCTAATGAAGGACCACAAACAGATTTTTTAGCAGCAGGAGAAAAAGATGTGTTATATGGTGGAGCTGCAGGTGGTGGTAAGTCATATGCCATGCTTGTTGACCCTTTAAGATACGCACATCGCAAAGCACATAGAGCTTTAATACTAAGAAGGTCTATGCCAGAACTAAGAGAATTAATAGATAAGTCCAGGGAATTATATCCACAAGCATTCCCTGGTGCTAAATTTAGAGAAGTAGAAAAGTTGTGGAATTTTCCAAGTGGTGCTAAGATAGAATTTGGTTTCCTTGAACGAGATGCCGATGTTTACCGATACCAAGGCCAAGCTTATTCTTGGATTGGCTTTGATGAAATCACACATCTACCAACAGAGTTTAGTTGGAACTACCTCGCATCTCGTTTGAGAACCACAGACCCTGGAATAGAAACATATCTTAGATGTACAGCAAACCCTGGTGGTGTTGGCTCACATTGGGTAAAACAAAGATATATAGAACCAAATGAACCTAACCAAAGTTTTGAAGGTAAAGACGGATTAACTAGAAAGTTTATTCCTGCAAAATTAGCAGACAATCCTTACCTAGCTAAAGATGGTGTTTACGAAAAGATGTTAGAATCTTTACCACCTATACAAAGACGACAGCTACTAGAAGGTAACTGGGATGTAGCAGAAGGTGCAGCATTTGTAGAATTTCAACCAGATGTACATATTATAACTCCTTTTGAGATACCATTACCTTGGGAAAGAGTAAAAGGAATTGACTATGGGTATGCTTCAGAGTCTTGTTGCTTGTGGGGAACTATAGATATAAACGATGGCACATTAATAATTTATCGTGAATTATACAGAAAAGGCTTGACAGGACAAGAACTAGCAAGTATAATAACAGATATGGAAATGGAAGACCCATTTTCTGTATCAGGTGTATTAGATACTGCTGCTTGGGCTAAAACTGGAACAACAGGACCAACAGTAGGAGAAGCTCTAGTCAGGGGTGGACATAAATTAAGAAGAGCTGACAAAAATAGAGTACAGGGTAAAATTCAAATACACGAATATCTTAAGATAAGAGAAAACGGTAGACCAAAATTACAAATATTTAATACTTGTCCTAACTTAATAAGAGAGTTACAGTCTATACCGTTGTCAAAAACTAATCCAGAAGATGTTGATACTCATGCATCTGACCATGCGTATGATGCATTAAGATATATGATAATGAGTAGACCTCGCATGCAAAGCTCATTAGATAGAATAAAAGGAATTAAAAGGGATATATACCAACCTTTTGATTCTACTTTTGGTTACTAAATGGCAGAACAAGATAATACATTTTTAAATGCAGACGAAATCTATGTAGATGTAGAAGGTGAGTCTGGTAAAGAACTGAGTTTAGAAGAAGACCAAAAGTTAAATCTCGTAGGTATAGTCAATTCAAGATTTGAGTCTGCTGAAACTGCTAGAAACTCTGACGAAAAACGTTGGATAACAGCATTTGAAAATTACAGAGGTCTTTACAAAAAGAGTCAAAAATTTAGAGAATCTGAAAAATCTCGTATCTTTGTTAAAATAACTAAAACTAAAGTCCTTGCTGCCTTTGGACAATTAGTTGATGTTATATTTGGCACAGGTAAGTTTCCTATTGGTATATCGGAAACAAAAATTCCTGAAGGTGAACTAAGTCAAGCACATCTTGATGTTAGTAATCCTGTTCCTGGTATTGAAACAAGTGAACTAGAAATTCCTGATGATATAGGTAATCGTATAGATGACCCTTATGATGTTGGTTATGAAGGTGATGGAAGAATACTAGGACCTGGTTCTACCTTTATGAAAGGAGAGGTATCTAAACCTGTTGAAGATAAAGTAAATCTTATAGAGGGAGCAAATCCAATACCTCAAATTCCTGAATCTAACCCAGCTCAAGAAGCTGCTAGGAGAATGGAAAAACTAGTACATGACCAAATAGAAGAATCAAACGGCTCTTCTGAAATTAGGAATGCTTTACTAGAAGCATCTTTATTAGGTACTGGTATTGTTAAAGGCCCTTTTAACTTTAACAAGAGATTAAATAAATGGGTTAATACTCCTCAAGGAAGAGAGTATAGTCCTGTAGATGTGAGAGTACCTCGCATAGAATTTGTAAGTTGTTGGGACTTTTATCCTGACCCTTCAGCTACAGACATGGATGAATGTGAATATGTAATTCATAGACATCGTATGAATAGAAGTCAACTAAGAGCATTAAGAAATATGCCTCATTTTGATGACGATGCTATTAGAGAATGTTTACAGCTAGGGCCAAACTATGTAGACAGAGGTTACGAGTCTCATTTAAGAGACGATAACAATGCTTACGATACTGAAACAACATTTGAAGTATTAGAATATTGGGGCATCATGGATGCTGAATATGCTAAAGAAGCAGGCATTGAATTACCAGATGATATAGATGAACTAGATGAAGTTCAAATAAATGCATGGGTATGTGGAGATAAATTACTAAGAGCAGTAATAAATCCATTTACACCATTTAGATTACCATATAATGCATTTCCATACGAAAGAAATCCATATAATTTCTTTGGTATAGGAGTAGCAGAAAATATGGATGATTCACAGCAAATTATGAATGGTCATGCAAGAATGGCTATTGATAATTTAGCTTTAGCAGGTTCATTAGTATTTGATGTTGATGAGTCTGCTCTTGTCGGTGGACAAAACATGGAAGTTTATCCAGGTAAAGTATTCAGAAGACAAGCTGGAATGCCTGGTCAATCAATTTATGGATTAAAGTTTCCAAATACTGCCCCTGAAAACATGATGATGTTTGATAGGTTTAGGCAGTTAGCTGACGAACAAACAGGAATACCTAGTTATTCACACGGCCATACAGGTGTTCAGAGCATGACAAGGACTGCTTCAGGTATGTCTATGTTGCTAGGAGCATCAAGTTTAAATGTTAAAACTGTTATCAAAAATCTTGATGACTTTTTATTAAAACCTTTAGGAGAATCTTACTATCAATGGAATATGCAATTCCATGAAGGTGACTTAAATATTGAAGGTGATTTAGAAGTTAAAGCAACAGGTACTAATAGTTTGATGCAGAAAGAAGTTAGAAGTCAAAGACTTACTATGTTCTTACAAACTGCACAAAACCCAGCTATAGCACCATTTGTTAAAGTTTCTAAATTAATTAGTGAACTTGCCTACAGCTTAGATTTAGACCCTGATGAAATACTCAATGACCCTGAAGAGGCTGCAATGATGGCACAAATTATAGGAATGCAAAATGCTGGACAAAACGTTAGCGAAGAAACTGAATCCCCTAGTCAACCATCCCCAATGGGAGGACCTGAAGGAATACCTACAGAGCCAGAGGGACTTGATAATCAAGGAACTGGTGGTGGCACAATCGGAACAGGTAATGTACCGATGCCAGGGGAAAATGAATTTGCTGGATAACTTAGAAAGTTTACCAGAAAAAATTAAAGAAGCATTAACGAGAGGAGAAGAGTAATGTTAGATATATTAGACACAATTTTAAAAATAGTAGGTGTAGTACCTTGGATAGTTTCAATCTGTTCAATGATTGCTGCATTAACACCTACACCACATGATGATAATTTAGTAAGCAAAGCTTATAAAGTTATTGATTGGTTTGCTTTAAACATAGGAAGAGCAAAGGAGAAATAGTATGCCTGGAATTTTAGATAAAGATAAACTACCTAATGAAGGTTTGAAAAAACTTGCTGAAGAAGCACCAGAAGTAGTAAAAAGAATGGGCTTTGATGAAGGTGGAGTTGCAATAATGATTGCACCTAAAGAAGAACCTAAAGAAGAAATGCCAGAAGCAGAACCTATGAAATCTGACGAACAAATGGAAAATGATTATTTAGACTTTGTTGTAGAAGAATCTTTATCTGAAAGCGAAGAAAAATACTTATTACAAAAACTAGAAGAAGACGACAGACTTAGCGAAATATTTGACAAAGTTATGGATGTCGCAACAGAATTTGCTGGGTCTGGTCCTGTAGAAGGTCCAGGTTCAGGAGTCTCCGACAGCATACCAGCAAGGTTATCTGACGGAGAGTTTGTTTTTACAGCAAAAGCAACGCAACAAATTGGCCCTGAAGTTCTGCAAAGAATGATGGAAGAAGCCGAAATGGAAGCTGATGCTCCGTTGGAAAGACAAGCAAGAAGAGCTGGTGGGTATATGATGGATGATGTTAGAGAGGAAACAATTCTTTCTAATGACCCTGAAAAAACTTATGACCTGAATAAAGCAGAAGTTGAAGATACTGAAAAGAGAATCGCTGATGCTATGATTTCAGGTGGCATACCTATCAGATAATTAACCGTAGGCTACCTATATTATATAGCCCCTACATAGCACCAGAAAGGCTACCTTTACAATACAAGCCCTCTTGTCGACAAAGAGCTACCTTGTAAACAAAAGCCCTGAGTAAGGAGAGAATTATGTCTGAAGAAGTTAGACAAAAAGAGGAGCAGCCAAATCCTTATAATCAAAAAAAATCTTGGCACACACAAGAGGATAAACCTTTTGTGTCAGCAAATGATACTTTATTCTTTGAGCAACCTCAGAATAAATTATACGATAGTAATGACATAACTCAAGCTGAGAATGTTAATACTGAAGAGTTAGAATCTAAGAAGGAGGAGTTAACTCCCTATAAGAAGCCTGACTATAAAAAACGTTATGATGACTTAAAGAGACATTATGATGCAAAGCTTGAAGAGTTTAAAACTAAAGAGCAAGAGCTACGAAGCCAAGCACAAGCTAACTACGTACCTCCCAAGTCTGTAGAAGAACTTGAAAAGTTTAAACAAGAGCATCCTGATTTCTATGCAGTCGCAGAAACGGTAGCTCATTTACAAAGTGATGAAAAAACTAAAATCTTAGAAGATAAGATAGCAGAATTACAAGGAAATGAAATAAAGCTACGTAAAGGTGAGGCAGAAAGAAGATTGAGAGAAAGACATCCTGACTTTGATGATATTCGCAATAGTGATGATTTTCATAGTTGGGCTAAAGAACAACCTCAGTCTATCCAGGATTGGATTTATAACAATGCTGAAGATGCTGATTTAGCATCACGTGCTTTAGATTTATTTAAAAAAGATTTAGGCATAGAAGCTCCAACAGCTTCAAAGGCTAATTCACCGTCCATAAATTCTGCTGCTGATATGGTTTCAACTAAAACAACAACTGTTGAACCAAGGCAAGAGAAAGTATGGACAGAAAAGGAGATAGCCAGTCTTAGTATGGATGAGTTTGATAAATACGAAAGTGAAATATCAGAAGCCATGCAACAAGGCAGGATTATCAGAGATTAACTTAATTTAATTACAGGAGAAGTATCATGGCTCAATATTTTGAACCAAGTACAGATACTAATGCTAACTTTGCTAACTCCGTAAGTGGACAAACTAATAGTTATTTCTTACCTTCCGTTTACTCTAGAAAGGTTTTAAACTTTTTCAGAAAAGCGAGTGTGATAGAAGGAATAACTAACACCGACTATGCTGGTGAAATATCTGCTTATGGAGACTCAGTAAAAATTATCAAAGAACCAGTAATCTCAGTATCAGATTATACTAGAGGTTCTGACACTTCTGCAACAAAATTAACAGACCAAGAAATCAACTTAGTTGTTGATAGTGCTAAAGCTTTCAAATTCATCGTAGATGATATTGAAACTAACATGTCACACGTCAACTTCAAAGAAGTAGCTTCAAGTTCTGCTGCATATGCATTGAAAGATTCATATGATGCTGCAGTATTAGCTACTATGTTTTCTGGTGTATCTGCAAGTTCACCTGACCATATAATTGGTTCAGATAGTTCAACTGCAGATGCAACAATGACTCATGCAACTAATTCAGTCGACCTATTAGGTTCTGACGGAACTGGTGTTGATGCATTAGATTTAATGGCTAGAATGGCTAGAAAATTAGACGACCAAAATGTACCTGAAGAAGGTAGATGGTTTGTCGCTGGCCCACAATTCTATGAAGAACTAGGTAAATCTGGTTCAAAGCTATTATCTGTTGATTTTAACGCAGGTCAAGGTTCTATTAGAAATGGCTTAGTATCAAGTGGAAAACTAAGAGGATTCGATATGTACAAATCTAACAACATCGCTGCTACATCAAATGCAAGTGGTAAAGTTATGGCTGGACATATGAGTTCAACAGCAACTGCTAACACAATCCTTTCAACAGAAGTTATCAGAGACCCAAGTTCTTTTGGTGACATCGTTAGAGGTCTTCACGTCTATGGAGCAAAAGTTCTTAGACCAGAAGCATTAGTAAGTGCTTTTTACGTTATTGATTAATAACAACTAGGGGGAGTCTTCGGACTCCTCCGACTTTTTAAATTTAAGGGGAAAAAAATGGCAAGAACAAGAAAAGAAAAGGCTAAGTTAGCTGGAAGAATTTTACTAGCTGGAGCTACTGGAGGACAGTCTGAAGTTGCTAAAGCTAAAGGAAAATTAGTTGGTAAAGCAGTTGATGGTATAGGTAATGCTATGGCTAAAGGTAAAGCAAGAAGACAAGCTAGAAGAGCTGGTAAATATGGTGGTGGCGAAGTCATGGCTAAGAAAACAGCAACTATGCAACCTAAAATGAAATTAAAAAAAGGTGGCTCAGTTAGAAAAGCTTATGGACATGGTGGCATGGTAAACGCAATGCCTAAAGCAAAACCTTGTTAATATGAAAGTTAAAGCACCAAAAGGCTATCATTGGATGAAACAACCGAAAGGTGGTTTTAAATTAATGAAACACAAAGGAAAGTTTGTAAAACATAAAGGTGCAAGCTTGACTGCAAATTTTCCAATTCAAAAGGTACATAAAAAGTAATGGCAACAACATATTTAGAATTAACAAATCAAGCATTAAGAGAACTTAATGAAATTCCTTTAACTGCTGCAAACTTTGGAGATGCTGTGGGTCTTCAACAATTTGTAAAAGATTCTATTAATAAATCTATATTTGACATTGCTAATGAAGAACCACAGTTACCTTTTTTTAGTGCTGGAGTTAGTGGAGGTACAGACCCTTTTTATGGAAATGTTACAGTAGCAACAGTAGCAGGGACAAGATGGTACACACTAAAAGCAGATAGTTCAAGTATAACAACAGATTATGCTTCAATAGATTGGGATGATTTTTTTATTACAACAGTAAATGTATCAGGAGAATCTGCTCCATACGTATCTAAAGGTTTAAAGTTTGTAACACTAGATGAATGGACTAGATACTATAGAGACCAAGAAAATTTAGATGATGCTGATTCACAAAGTTTTGGAGAACCTATTAGAGTATATAGAAGTCCTGATAATAGAAAGTTTGGATTAAGTCCTATACCTGATAAAGTTTATAATGTTCATTTTTATGCATTTAATAAACCAACAGCTTTATCAGCACACGGAGATACTATAGCTTTTCCAGAACAATACTCAAATGTAATTACAGCTAGAACTAGATACTATGTATGGCAATTTAAAGATAGCCCTCAACAAGCAGCTTTTGCTTTAGAAGATTTTAAAAAAGGTATGAAACATATGAAGTCAAATCTTTTAAATCCTCAACCTAAAGCTATAACTGACGATAGGCTTTATTTCTAATGGCAAACTCCCAGCCTTATACAGTAGCTTGTGAAGGTGGATTAATTAAATCTACTAACTCATTAGGCTTACTAAAAACTCCAGGCTTTGCTACAACTCTTAGAAATTTTGAGGTAGGAACAGAAGGTGGCTATAGAAGAATAAGTGGATATACTAGATTTGGGGGAGATAATGCTGTTAATCCTAACGGCACAAATAAAATATTAGGATTACATGTTTACGCAGACGGTGTAATAGCTTGTTCAGGAACTGGAATATTTTTTAGCCAAGATGGAACTAGTTGGCTACAAATAAATAGAGCAAGTGTATCTTCAAGTGGAGATAATTACTCAACCTTTACAGGTAGAAGTATAAGTGCTAGAACAGGTCAAACTCAATGTAGTTTTGATATTTATGAAGGTTCTAGTGATTATGGTGATTTGTTAATAACTGACGGAGCTAATAAACCATTCAGATTTAGAATGGAAGGAACAGGAGCTTTAACAAGTAGAACTTTTCAAGCAGAAGAAATTACAATCTCAGGAACTGTAGCACCTAAGTTAGGAACTATACATGATAAACATTTCGTAGTTGCAGGAGATAGTACAAATAAAAATACTATTTACTATAGTGGGACTAACGAAGTAAATAATTTTTCTGCAGCTACAGCAGGTAATATAACACTTGAAGATGCTGTAGTTGGAATTAAAAGTTTCCGTAATGAATTATTTATATTTGGTAAGAACAGTATTCAAAAATTAATAAATATAAATGATTCTAGTAATATTGCAGTAGTTCCAGTAACAGACAACGTAGGGTGTTTAGATGGACAAAGCATTCAAGAGATTGCTGGTGACTTGATATTTTTAGCACCAGATGGTTTTAGAACAGTTGCTGGTACATCAAGAATTGGCGATATTGAATTAAGTAGTATTAGTAAACAAATACAACCATTAGTACAAGACATAGCTAGAAAAATTAATACTTACACTATATCAAGTGTAGTAATAGGGGATAGGTCTCAATATAGATTATTCTATGTAAATGAAGGAGCAGATACAGTTGCAAACTCAAGAGGAATCATAGGAACATTAAGACCAGGTTCAACAGCTAATCCTAATGCAGGCTTTCAATGGTCAGAAACATTAGGAATACAAGCTCCTTCTATTACAGCAGGTTTTAATTCTGATGGCTTAGAACAATACTTTCACGGAGATTTATCAGGAAAAGTATTTAAACACGATGAAGGAAATAGTTTTGATGGCTCAAATGTAACGGCTGTTTATCAAACTCCAGATATAGATTACGGAGATTTAGGAACATTAAAGACTCTTCATTTTATGAAGATTTCTTTTGGACCAGAAGGAGAGGTAATACCTATTTTAAGAGTTAGATATAATTATGATGATGTAAACCATCCTCAACCCTCAGACATTACATTAGATAGAATACCACCACCTTCAATATTTGGATTAGCTACATCAACTTTTGGTACAGCAGTTTTTGGAGCTACAGAAAAACCTTTAGTAAGACAACAATTACAAGGAAGTGGACACAGTAATATGTTTAGATTTAGAAGTGATGATACAAGAAGCCCATACACCATAAACGGTTTTTTTGTAGATTATGTACCTTCAGGTAGGAGATAAAAAATGGCAGGATATACACGACAAAGTTCGTTTGCAGATGGAGATACCATCACAGCAGCTATATTTAATAATGAATATAATGCAATAGCAAACACTTTTCATAATGAAACAGGACATAAACACGATGGAACAGCAGCCGAAGGGCCTGTTATCGGTGTTATAGGAGATGCAGGGCTAGTTACCCCTTTAAATAAAGTATTAATAGATACATCAAATGACCACATTGAATTTTGGATAGATGATTCAAGTAGCTCAGTACAACAATTATATATAGGAAATGGAGTTATCGCACCTGTCACAGATAGCGACATTGATATAGGTACTAGTTCTTTATATTTTAAAAATGCTTACATAGATGCAATTACAACTACAGGAAATGTAGCAGTAGGAGGTAATTTAACTGTTACAGGTACTTCAACTTTTAATGGAGGTACATTAACATTAGGTGATTCTGCCTCAGATAATGTAGTTTTTGGAGCAGATGTAGATTCACACATTATACCAGATGACGACAATACTTATGACTTAGGTTCGACAACCCAAGAGTGGAGAAATTTATATGTTGATGGTATTGCATATTTAGATGGTATTACTTTAGGTGATACTGCAATTACATCGACTGCTGCAGAATTAAATATTCTTGATGGAGTTACAGCAACTGCTACAGAACTTAATCTTCTTGATGGAGTTACTTCAACTACTGCAGAACTAAACATACTTGACGGTGTTACAGCAACTGCTACAGAACTTAATCTTCTTGATGGTGTTACATCAACTACAGCAGAGTTAAACATTCTTGATGGTGTAACAAGCACAGCATCAGAGTTAAATATACTAGATGGAGTTACAAGTACAACAGCAGAGTTAAACATTCTTGATGGAGTTACAGCTACTGCTGCAGAAATAAATGTTTTAGATGGCTATACTGGTAGTGTAACAGAATTAAATTATTTAGATACTTTACATGCTACAGGAGTTACATCTACTGAATTTGATTATCTTGATGGTGTTACATCAAATATACAAACACAATTAGATTCTAAGATTGAAGCAACTCTTACTTCAGAACAAGTTCAAGACATAGTAGGTGCTATGGTATCTAGTAATACTGAGAGTGGTATTACTGTAACATATCAAGATGGTGATGGTACTTTAGACTTTACTATTGGAACACTAAACCAAGACACAACAGGAAATGCAGCTACAGCTACAGCTCTTGAAACAGCAAGAACAATACATGGTGTATCTTTTGACGGTACAGCAAACATAGACCTAACAGAAGTTGTACAAGATACTGTAGGTGCGATGGTTTCTTCTAATACTGAAAGTGGTATTAGTGTAACTTATGAAGATGGTGATGGAACTTTAGATTTTAATGTCAATGACCCTACTTTAACATTTACAGGAGATGTAACTGGTTCAGGAACTATGACCAATTTAGGCAATACTTCTATTGCTTTAACAGTTGCAGCAAACTCAGTTGCTTTAAGCACAGATACAACAGGAGATTATGTTGATAGTTTAGTAGCAGGAACTGGTGTTACTTTAAGTAATAACTCAGGTGAAGGTGCTACACCTACAGTTGCGATTGGACAATCAGTTGCAACAAATGCAGATGTTGATTTTGCTACAGTTACTACTACAGGTAATGTAATTGTTGGTGGAGATTTAACTGTAAGTGGAAATACAACTACTCTTAATACTGCAACTTTAGATGTTGAAGACCAAAACATAACACTTAACAAAGGTTCAGGAGATACATCAGGTTCAGCAGATGGTGCTGGTATTACAATTCAAGATGCAGTAAATTCTTCAACAGATGCAAGTATAGCCTGGAGTGCAGCTAATGATAACTTTGTTTTTTCACATGAAGTAGTTGCTCCAAGTTTAGATATATCAGGTAATGTAGATATTGATGGAACATTAGAAACAGATGCTTTAACTATTAATGGTACAGCTTCAGTTCCTTTTGAATCTGCAGACCATAGTAAATTAGATGGTATAGAAGCAAGTGCAGATGTAACAGATACAACAAATGTTACTGCTGCAGGTGCATTAATGGATAGTGAGCTTGCAAGTATTGCAGATGTAAAAGCATTAGACCAATCAGTAATAAGTGGAGCATCTCCAACATTTAGCACAGCTAATTTTACTGATGCATCTAATAAGAGATTAATGACTGATGCTCAAGAAACAAAACTTGATTCAGTTGAAAGTAATGCAACAGCCGACCAAACAGCATCAGAGATTAGAACATTAGTAGATAGTGCTAGTGATTCAAATGTATTTACAGATGCAGACCACACAAAATTAGATGGAATAGAAGCTAGTGCTGATGTTACAGATGCTACAAATGTTGGAAGTTCATTAACAGCATTTCCTACAGGGACAGATGCTGCAAGTTCAGATTTAGTCCCATATTATGATGTAACTGCAGGAGCATGGGAAAAATCTACAGTAACTAATTTAGCTTTACAAGGCTCTAAAGGACAAAAAGGTGAAGTAGGCTCAACAGGACCTACAGGACCTACAGGACCTACTGGACCAACAGGTTCAACAGGACCTACAGGACCTACTGGTGCTAAAGGACAAAAAGGTGAAGAAGGAGACCAAGGAGCTACAGGACCAACAGGTTCAACAGGACCTACAGGACCTACAGGGCCAAGTGGTTCAAATGGTTCTAAAGGACAAAAAGGTGAAGTAGGTGCAACAGGACCTGCAGGTAGTAATGGTTCAAATGGTTCTAAAGGACAAAAAGGTGAGGCAGGTGTAGATGGTGCTGCTTCAGATGGTAGTAAAGGACAAAAAGGTGAAGTAGGCTCAACAGGTGGAACAGGCCCAACAGGACCTCAAGGTTCAACTGGACCTACTGGACCTACTGGACCTACTGGTTCAAACGGTAGTGATGGAAGTAAAGGACAAAAAGGTGAAGTAGGCTCAACTGGACCTACTGGACCTACTGGTTCTACAGGACCTCAAGGTTCAACTGGTTCTAAAGGACAAAAAGGTGAGGTAGGCTCAACAGGACCTACAGGACCTAATGGACCAACAGGACCAACAGGACCTACTGGACCTACTGGACCTACAGGCTCAACTGGTACAGGTATTACAATGGAAGGACAAGTTGCTGGAACAGGTAACTTACCTTCTTCAGGCAACACAAAAGGTGATGCATACATAGTACAAGCAGACGATAGTTTACATATTTGGGATGGTTCACAATGGGTGAGTGGTGGTTCTATTCAAGGACCTACAGGTGCTACAGGACCTACAGGACCTACAGGACCAACAGGACCTACTGGACCTTCAGGTAGTAATGGTTCAAATGGCTCAGATGGTTCTAAAGGACAGAAAGGTGAAGTAGGCTCAACAGGTTCAACAGGACCTACAGGACCTAGTGGAAGCAATGGCTCAGATGGTTCTAAAGGACAAAAAGGACAAACAGGTTCTACAGGGGGTACAGGCCCAACAGGACCTACTGGACCAAGTGGTTCAAATGGTTCTAAAGGACAAAAAGGTGAAGTAGGCTCAACAGGTTCAACAGGACCTACAGGACCTACAGGACCTTCAGGTTCAAATGGTTCAAACGGTTCTAAAGGACAGAAAGGTGAAGTAGGTGCAACAGGTGGAACAGGACCTACAGGACCAACAGGGCCTTCAGGTTCAAATGGTTCAAACGGTTCTAAAGGACAGAAAGGACAAACAGGTTCTACAGGTGGCACAGGCCCAACAGGACCTACAGGACCTACAGGACCTTCAGGTTCAAATGGTTCAAATGGTTCTAAAGGACAGAAAGGTGAAGTCGGTTCAACAGGACCTACAGGACCTACAGGACCTTCAGGTTCAAATGGCTCGAATGGTTCTAAAGGACAGAAAGGACAAAAAGGTGCTGCAGGGGGTACAGGACCTACAGGACCTACAGGACCTACTGGACCTGGTGGTAGTATAGGACCAACAGGTTCTACTGGACCTACAGGACCTACAGGTAGTGGTGGTCAAAAAGGACAAAAAGGTGTTACAGGAAGTACAGGACCTACAGGTAGTTCAGGACCTACAGGACCAACAGGACCTTCAGGTGGAACAGGACCTACTGGGCCAACAGGACCAACAGGACCTAGTGGTGGATTTACAACTAACTCAAATGCACAAGTAAATAGTTTAGGTGCTGGTACTGCAGGTAGTGGTACAGCAGGTGAGATTAGAGCAACTAATAATATTACAGCTTTCTACTCTGATGCTAGACTAAAAGACTTTGAAGGTACTATACCTAATGCTTTAGAAAAAGTAGTTCAATTAAGTGGTTACTACTTTAGAGAAAATGAAGTAGCTAAAGGACTTGGTTACGATAATGATAAACGACAAGTTGGTGTTTCAGCTCAAGAAGTACAAGCAGTATTACCAGAAGTAGTAACAGAAGCACCTATTGATGACCAATATCTAACAGTATGGTATGAAAAATTAGTACCATTATTGATAGAAGCTATAAAAGAATTAGCAATAAATTCTCATCCACCTAAATGTTTAGAAGATATGGAAGGTTATGAAGACTTACTTGCAAGAATAGAGGAGCTAGAAAACGATGGCTAATATGCAAACAGTATTTGTAATACATACTCCAGAAGGAAGTAATCAGGAAACTACAGCTATTGTAACTTACGATGATGGAACACAAACATATTGGAATAAAGATAGCGATAGAAGTGTTTTAGATACACATACTAAAGCTATATTAGATGCTTTTTTTAATGGAATAAGTTAATGGCAATAAGTGCAGCAGGACAACAAAAATCATTCTCAGATTTACAAACTGAGTTTGGTGGTTCTCATCCTATAACTATGGGTGAGTATGCTGCTTTTAGAGTATCAGGTTCTGGTAATACTATTGACATGGATGACTTTGCAGGTGCAGTAGCATTGACCTGGGATAACCCATCAGTAGACTTAAATTTACCTAACAATGCTTTAGTGTCTACAGGAAGTTCATCAAATACTGCTAACGGTATAGCTGTTATAGGTATGGCTTATCAACCAGCAGATAACAGAGTTAGATTTAGACACGGTAAAGGTAATCAAAGTACAGCAGTAACTTATAGTTATTTAAACTTAGATTATGCTGGTGCTGACCCTGCTACTGTAGAAGTACAATTAAATTGGACAGCAGTTCAAACAGGTACTGGTTCATTTACTAATGGTAGTGGTGCAACATCTGGTAATTGGAATCAAATACATGAACAAAGCACAAGTAGTGATAGTGGAACATTTACTACATATATTTGGCAAGCTCAAAAAAGTTCAGGATTTGGAACTGCTGCTTTAGATGCAGGAGCTTTAGCATCAGGTGGTGTAGCTCTGACATTTGCATTTAGAGGAAAAGATTCAAGTGGTAATGTTTTAGCCACCTCTGCAACAAGCAATAGCGAAACTATTTATGTTGCTGGTACAAGAAGCTTCGGTGGAGGTGGAGGTGGAGGTGGAGGCTTTGAGCCTTAATAACAGATATGTTACAATCTCTACATGAAGAAACTAGTAATAAGTTTACAAAGAAGAACAGATAGAAAAAAAGAATTTTATAAAAATAATTTAATTAATTATGAATTTATAGAAGCAATAGATTATAAAAGATTAAATAATTTTATAGTAGATGAAAACTTTAGAGACCCTTTTAAAAATAGACCAGTCTTAAAAAGTGAAGTAGCATGTTTTTTATCACATAAGAAAGCATGGGAAAAATGTTTAGAATTAAATGAACCTGTAATTATTTTAGAAGATGATGCAGTTATAAATAAACATTGGGACGAAGAATACTATACAAGTTTAATAGATAAATATAATTTTATATATTTACAAAAAAACGAGAACGAACCTACAGAAGTTATAAGTATAGATGATAAATTGGAGATACCTTCTTATCCTTATAATCTAACAGGGTATATAATAAAACCATCAACAGCAAAAGTTTTATTAAACAATATAAATAAAATTATTCCTGCTGATGAGTATATACCTAAATTAATGAGGGAATATATTTTGACAGAAGTTGTATCACTAAAAGAAGATTCTTGTAATCAATTATCTCGAGAAGAAAGTAGTAGCGATATAGAAAATGTGGGAGTTGCTAGAAACTTTAAAGTTCATGCAGTTACCGTAGGAACAGATTCTAAAAAATGTGTTAAATTAAACACAAGTGCTAGACATCATGGTATAGATATTATTAACCTTGGTACAAATGTAGAGTGGCAAGGTACTGATATGACAGGACCAGGTGGAGGACATAAAGTAAGTTTATTAAAAGATTACTTATATACTTTACCAGTAGATGATGTAGTTTTATTTACAGATGCATATGATGTTTTTTATGCAGATGATTTAGAAACTATAACTGAAAGATATTTAGGATTTAATTGTAAAGTATTATTTTCAGCAGAGCAGTATTGTTGGCCTGATGCAAATATAGAAAATGAGTTTCCTGAGTCACCAACTAAATATAAATTTTTAAATAGTGGTACTTTTATAGGTAGAGTTGGAGAGTTAAAAAGAATGTTATCTACTAACTGGATAACAAACGATGCTGATGACCAATTATATTATCAAAAACTTTTTATAAGTGGAGAGTTTGATATAAAACTAGATTACGAAGGTTATATATTTCAAACACATGAGGCTAACACAACAAACTTAAACGGCCAATTATATAATCCAGTAACAGATTGTTGTTCATGTATATATCACGGTAATGGTGGAGATTTAACTAAGAAAAAATTTGAACAGTTATATAATAAATTTTTCCCAGAATCACAAAATTTATTTATACCTCCAAAAGATTTTGAAATATTAGATGATGATATATTGCTAGTAGATTTTATGACTCAAGAGCAATGTGAAAAATTGATTGAAATAGCTAACAATCATGGAGAGTGGGGTTCATTATCTTATGATAAGTTTCCTGCTCAAGAAATTAGATTAAAAGAATTAGGTTTATGGGATGAACTTAGTAAACATTGGGAAGAACATATAGTACCAATAATAGAAAATTATTGGAAACCAATGGAAATGTATGGACTTAGAGATGCTTTTGTAATGAGATACTCAGTAGATACACAAAAAGAGTTACCTTTACATACTGATGCTAGTTTAGTTACAGGAAGTATAAAACTAAACGATGATTATGAAGGTGCTGATTTAGTTTATCCTAGACAAAACTTTAGTAATAAAGATATACCTATAGGAAAATGTATATTGTTTCCTGGTATGGTAACACATGGTCATGCATGTCAACCGTTAACTAAAGGAGTTAAATATAGTTTTACTATATGGTCAAACAGATACCCTGGAGATGGGATGTAATATGGAAGAAATGCAATTTTTTTGGAATGTAATTATAACTTTAGTTATATTACCAATACTATGGAATATTAGAAAGAACGAAGCTGAATCTAAACGTATTGATATTTTATTAAATAAAACAAGAGAAGAAATTGCTAGAGACTATATTACAAAGCAAGAAGTTAAAGAAGATATGAATGCTTTAATGGATAGAGTAGAAAAACTACATGAAAAGGTAGACAAATTATTTGAGGTGAAATAATGGCGAAATATAAATCAAAAAGAAAAAGAGCCAAATTAAAAAGAGAAGATTATCGTAAAGGTGGTAGAGTTAATTTTGTAAAAGGTGGCACTAATAAGTATAGAGATGATTTAGAAGGTTTTGAAAAATTTCTTGCAGGTAAGGATGAGCAATCAAGGCCAGGAGATTTAGTATCTAACTATGGTCCTTCAAGTGTTCCTATAGATTCAGGCCCAGGGTTTGTTACAGGTACTGGTCGAAATAGAGAAGACTATATGAGTATAGCTAGAAAAGGAAGAGGGGGACAGCCTGGACGTGGCATGTACACTAATTACTATGACCCTTATGATGAGTATAATGGTAATGGTGATGAACCAAGTCAACCAGGAGAACCAGGAACTCCACCAGCACCACCACCACCACCTCCTCCACCACCAGGACCAGGAGGAACTCCACCACCTCCACCACCTCCACCACCTCCTCCAGGATTTCCTGACGATTATGAAACTATGTCAGATAAACAAAGAAGAGAATTTTTTGAGGATGAAAGGAGAAGAAGATTAATTCAATCAGGATTTAGTGGTTCTGACATTGCTTCAGGAAACATAGCAGAAGGAACTATTCCTGTACCTATTGTAAATAGAATAGGTATGGACGGAACAACAGCTCCTATAGTACAAGCTCCAAGTGCAGGACAAGCACAAGCTACTCAAACTCAACAAGTAGCTGATGAAGTAGTTAGTCAAACTGGACCAGCAGCTACAATAGCTCCAGCTAGAGAGGTTACATCAACAGATGTTGCAGCATCTGAAGTAGACCAAGCTGCTCAAGTAAGAGCTGCTCAACAAGATAGAGAAGAACTTAGATTAGCAGAGGCTGCTGAAGTAGCTGATGTTAGTTTAGTAGATGAAGTTGAAGTACAAGTTAGACCAGGTTCAGTAGCTCCAGTAGTAGTTGGTGAACTTTCTGCAGGTGCAAAAGCTAGGATTGTAGAAAATACAGGAACTAATTTAGCTAGAGTTACAAGAGCTAAGAAACAATTAGAAAATGCTGGATTAACTTCAGAAGCTGTTCAAACTTTAGGTAATGACCCTGAAGCTTTAGAAGCTGAGTTAATGAATTATTCTGAAGAAGAAAGAGGTATTATTGAAGGATTACCTGAAGAAGCTTTAGTATCTAATCAACTTGATAGCCTTTTAAGTGGTGTAGAAGAAGGGGAAATACCTATATGGGCTAGACCAGCAATAGATACTGTAGAAAATATGCTAGCTAAAAGAGGATTAGAAGCTTCTTCAGTTGGTCGAGATGCTTTAGTAAATACTTTAATTCAAGCATCTATACCATTAGCACAGGCAAATGCTCAAGCAATACAACAAAGTGTATCTCAACAAAGAAATATAGAAGCTGCTACAGCAGAAGCTAATGCTCAAAGAACACAACAAACTGTATTAAAGAATGCAGAAAATGTATTTAAGATGGACATGGCTAATATGTCTGCTGAACAACAAACAGAATTAGCTAACTCTAAATTCTTTCAGACAGCTAGTTTAACTGATGCATCTATAGAACAACAATCAGCAGTTCAAAATGCTACTAATTTAGCAAGAGCTGATATTGCTGATGCTGACTTCTATCAGAAAGCACAAATAGAAAATGCAAAAAATTTCTTAGCAACAGACATGGCTAACTTAAATAACAGACAACAATCAAATGTTATTAAAGGTCAGTATGAACAACAAAGACTGTTAAGTAATCAAGCAGCACAAAATGCTATGAGACAGTTTAATGCTACAAATGATAGACAAGCTCAACAATTTATGGCACAAATTGAAACACAGATTAGACAATACAATGCAGGCTATATAAATGCTGCAGAACAATTTAATACTCAAGCTTTAAATGCTGCTGAAGCAAGAGATGCTCAAAGAGTATTAGATGTTAATAGAGCTAATGCTGCGATTATGAATCAAGTAGAACAATTTAATGAACAACAAAATTTTGCAAGACAACAATGGAATGCAGCAAATGAACAAGCTGTTATTAATTCTAATATAGATTGGAGAAGAAGAGCTAATACTGCTGATACTGCTGCACAAAATGCAGTTAATCAACAAAATGCTCAAAATGCTTTTGGACTTACACAAGCTGCTCAATCTTTTTTATGGCAAGAATTAAGAGACCAAGCTGATTATGATTTCAGATGGACTACTGATACTGCTAATAGAAAAGTTCAAGCTATGATGGCTGCAGCAAGTGCCGAAGGAGATGCTGCAAAAAATTGGGGTGCTAATTATTCTAGTGCCTCGTCTACAATTAATAGAATGTTTGGTACAGATTATGACGTATAAAGGAGAAAGTAATGGGACTATTTAGTAAATTATGGAAAGGTATTAAAAAAACCGTAAAGAAAATAGGAAAAGGAATTAAAAAAGTCTTTCATAAAGTAATGAATGGTATTGGCAAACTAGGCATAGTAGGTCAAATAGGAATGATGTTCTTAATGCCTTATGCAATGTCAGGGCTGGGTAGTCTCTTCGGCACGGCAGGTAAGTTGGCCAGTTGGTCGACTAAATTAATGGGTCCAAATGCAAACATATTTTCCAAAGCTTTAGGTAAAACTTTAGAAATGATTAATGTTGGAGGCACATGGGTTAAAAATGCTTATACAAGTGTTAGTACAGCTATAGGAAATGGTATAGATAGAGTAGGTA